CACTATTTAAATCTCCTACCCAAGTATATCCTGGTTGAACGTTTGGTAGATCATTGTACCATGAAGGGCCTTGGATTACACCAGAGCCATTCACTGCTGATTTTTCAACGTTACCTAATTTTTGTATGAGAGCAGATCCTGTTGGTTTTACGTTGGTATAACCACCTCCTACTGCAACAAATACATCATCACCAGCTGCAAAAGCAGATGTATTTACACCATTAATATAACCGTATATATACACTCCTCCTTCATCACCTGCTGTTATAGTTTCAGCTAGTACACCACCAGCAGGCATTAAGTTAGGATTACCAGCATCAGCTGGGATTACTCCTACTAAGTTACCCATAGTACCTGAGCCTGTAAAATATACAGGGGTACCTTTAGGGAGAGGAGATGCGGTAACGTTTTTACCTTGAATGATAAGATCTTGAGCTGATTCAGCTATGTTAGGTACCCATTCAATGCCGGTACCTGTTGATAAAATTATCTGCCCAGCAACACCTGGATTTCCTGTATAGTCTATTAAAGAGCCGCTTAATGAAAGGCTACCTGTAATGGTTACATTTGTTGTAACATCTAAAGAGTTTAGGGCAGCATCTGACCCTGATAGTATGACTTTTTTCCAACTTGGCATATTTCAATTTTATTATGGTTGGTTACAGGTAGCGCCTGTCCACTTCTCTTGCGAGCCAATAATATGTCAATAAATATGGATAAAGATACTATTGATTTGTTATATCGGCAAGTTCTTTGTCGCGTTTTTGTATTTCTTTTTGTAAAGCTATTTCTACTTTATCTTGTAAAGCAACCATTTTTCTTGCGCTTGCTCCTGTAATTGTTAGGAGGTCAAGTCCTTGTCTTATAACTGATAATTCTTCTATTGAAAACATTTTCCTCATTGATTTATTTTAGTGTAATGATCTTGAAGTTTATAAACTGTCTTATAAACTATTTCAATCATATCTCCTTTAAATGTAGAATTTTTAACTATTGTTAAAAGAAATTCTATTTCTTGCTTTGAAAGCTCTACTCCTTTATTTGAAACAGAAGACCCTCCAGGTATTTCTCCTGAAGGGGTCTGTACATTATTGGCTGTGAAACCCATAAATAATCTTTTTAAATATTTTAACAAAACTAATTTAATATATTATTAGGAATAAATCCAGATATTTTCGTCTGTACCTACAAATATGTTACCAGCAGCATCATATCTAGCAGGAGCAGCATTTGGGTCCGTACCAGCACCTACTACTACAGCAGCCATAAATGCATCTGGAGCTATTGTTGATGTTGAACCATTAAATGATCCTGTAACTCCCCAACGAACCGCTGCTAAATCAAAAGCGAATGCTTCACCAATTCCTTGAGTACCTTGTTGTACTACAATACCACCATCACCTCCTGTATTAGAACCTGAGGCTAATAGAATGAAACGGTCAGCTACATCTAAGTTAGTAGTGTTTTGGAATGAAGCAGTACCTAATACTGTTAAGTTACGGTTAACTGTTAAGTCCTGAGCAATTATTACATCATTTGGTAAACCAATAGTTAGAGTTTGGTTAACAGCTGATGTTTCAATTTCATTAGTAGTTCCTGCAATTGTAAAGGTTTGAGTCTTTAATGCTACTGTACCATTACCTGTTGAACCCGAGAAATTAAGATTAGAAACAACTCCAGTTAAATTTGAACCATCACCCTGGAATGAACCACTAAATGAACCTGAAAGATTTGAAGAAGCACCTGTTAATTGTAAAGAGGAAGCACCTGTAATTGTGGTACCATTATCTGTAAGACTAGAATTAACAAATTTACCATCAGTTGAGTTCCATTTAGTAATAGCATTACTAGATAATTGAGCTGCACCTGAAACTGCTACAGTTTGAGCTGTTAAACCATTATAAGAGAAAGGTACAATACCTGTTCCTTGGCTAATAGAGTTAGGGTTAGTGGCTACAACCCCAGTTAAGCCTGAACCATCACCTTGGAATGAACCAGAGAAGGAACCAGAAAAGCCGGCAGCTTGAACTTGAGAAGATCCTAAGTTTAAAGTAGTACCATTATAGGTAAGACCACTATTTTCAAGGGCTCCTCCTACCCCAGCTATTACTAAATTATCATTAGTTAGTACAGAAGAGGTTACTGAGGTAAATTCACCAGCTGATCCACTAACTATGACTTTTTTCCATGTTGCCATATCTTTCTTTGGTTTTTATTGTTGAGTTCTAGTCTGTTATAAATATGTTATTTTTAAGCAAAACCAAGAAAAAATTCATTAGATGAGGAATAAAAAAAGCCACCACTAACTGCTGTAGGTGGAGTATTTAATTTACCTAAAACTACAGCTCCTTCATTATTAACTCGAAACTTATTTGGATCTCCATTACCATTATTTAATTTAACTAAAAATGGTCCTTCTAATTGTAAAGATCCAGTAATAATAGCTGAGCCTGTGTATGGAAAAGGATCAGAAGTGGTTTCAACTGTAAATGTATCACCATTACCTCTAGTAAAAACAATCCCTCCTCCACCTGGTTCTTCAACAGCATTTACTAGAAAAGACCCAGTATCATTACTTCCCCCACTTGTTTGGTAAGTACCAACTGAAACTTGGTCTAAAAATCTAACATTGCTTGCCATTACTTATAAATATGTGTACTTAATAATTAAGGATTTTGAAGGGATTGTATTGTTGCATTTGCGGCCGCAAGTTGAGATTGTAAATTATTTATTTCTTCTAATAAAGCTTCATATTCGGTATTAGGTGTAAAATTAACACTTGAACCTCTACCTCTTCCTTGTTGAGCTATATATTTATCTGCTCCTAAAGTTCTAACATCATTAGCATTAAATCTTCCTGAACCATCATCTACTACTGGAGTGTTAGGATCAAACACTAATGGATCATCTGTTGTTTCTAAAGAGAATATTAATTTAGCCTTATTACGATATTTTTGTAAAGAAGATACATTGTTTTGTAAAGTATTAGGGATAACATACCCATATAATTTTATATCAAATGTACTTCTTACTACTCTAATATTGTCTTGTGGTAATTCAGTTACAGTATTAAATGAATTAATAGCTGCTTTAAATTGGTATCGTTGTGGGTTACCCCAGTAAGAATCTGAGGCGTAGTTAATGGCTTCTACTATGCCATTTAGTTGTTCAACATAGTAAGTATAAACTACACATGAATAAGTTAATGTAACATAATCAGGTATAGTTACAGCATAAAATTGTTCTTCAGGAACACGATTAGTTAATACATTAAAGTTTGAATAGAAGTTTTTAGTATCATACTTCTTTTTCATTACCCCATATAAATTAGGATAATTACCATCTAGTTTATTACCTAAAGAACGGTTTTTTTCAATAGAATTTCTTTTAAACATAATAAGTGGGGCCATAATGGCACCATTCTTATCTTTATAATATCCATCCTTTTGAGTAGATTTCCATCTTTCAGGTGAACCATATATTACAGGTACCTCAATTCTATTCCCATTTTGAATTACAAAAGGACGAATTACATTCTGGAAATAGTACATTACGGCTTCATCAAGATCTTGAATACCAACTGTAAATGGTTTAACAGTATCATCTTCCCAACTACTCTGTAAAGAACGATTAGGCCCCGCAAAATTAGGATTAGCTAAGTTAGGATCTCCTAATAAAGAATTACTCGCTCCAGACAACTCATTACTGAGTTGTTGTTGGGTCTTAGGTACGGGTTTACGTGATTGAGCCATATTACATTCTTTCTAGGGTTATACCTACCTTATCTGCTGGTATATAAGCTGTTTGACAGATAATGGAAACATTATAACCAAACTCATCTAAACCAGGGTTCCATAAAGGTGATGGTAAAGGATAAGTAGCTCCGGCTGGATTAGAAGGTTGGGGTGAATTAGGATAATCTGGGTCTTTACCAACGAAATATTGAGCAGCATTAGTATTTATAACTTCATAATATGAAGTTTCATATAATATAACATCACCAACTTGAGGTACTAAATTAGCACCATAAATAGTATCTTCGTTAAAGTCTTGAAGTTTATTTAAAAGATCATCTCTTAAAAATCTAAATGTAGGTTTCCAGCTAAAGCTTACACCCATTTCATCTGTGGGAAATTCTTGGTCTGGTAGATCGATTAGAGTATAAAGAAGAATAGGGCCATCATAAAATTTAGCCTCAGCTGCTTCTCCATACATGTTAAAATTAGTTTGAGTAAGTCTAAGTTTGTAGAATGCAGCTTGTTGAGAAATAATATTACCCATCAACTCTCTGTTGACGTATCTGAACATTGAGATATCTCGTGATTGTCCAAATAATGCCATTATATTCTACGTAAAGTATTTAAGTCAAATTTTACTGCTATAACTCCAGGTATCTTTAATTCATCACCTTCTCCAGATTTTGTGATTTGTTGTTTAAACTCTTCTACATCTTCTTCTGGTTTACCGGTTTTGCTCAAAAATTTGATATTGATTTTTGTGTATTCAATATTTTCTTTTTGAGGAAAATCTGGTGGGGTTATATTTTTTAAGGTAGTGATTTTTCTTAAAGCACGTATCTGATCTAATATATCACTAATGTTTTGGTCTGTATTAGACTTGATTATACCTTCCACCTCATAGGTGTTCATAATCTCAGTTAATATGTCTTGTAGCTTGATCATCCTATATAAATTGTCATTGGAGTTTTATTTAACTCAGTTTGAGAAAAATCGGCTTCTGCTGCTCTTCTTTCTAGCATTGATTGGCGAGATGTTTGATCTAAATATTCTCTTAATCTTACAATTAAAGCTTCTTTATCAGTAGCAGCAGATGCTGTTAAAGTGTCCCCATTTAAAGTTACTTCAGCGCCAGGGATAGGAATCTGTGAGTATTTGTTACGAACATATCCTAACATTTCTTTACAAAGTGCTAAAGTATATTCAAAAATCCAAGCGCGTCCTATTGAATTAATTTGGCTGTAAACTGGGTTAGCATAAGGGACATTTGATACATTAGTAACAAGTCCAGCACCATTTTCTCCACTACCCGAAGCCAGTGAATTTTCTAAACGTTCATCTTTAAGTAAATATTGGAACCAATAATGAGTACCTGTATCACCATCAGTTGGTACTGGGAATATTCTAAGTTTATTGTTTATAATCTGGAAAGTATATGCTGAAAATAAAATATCATTTCCTAGTTCTACTTCTTGAATGGCTGCTACGTTATATGATAAAGGAGTTATTAAATAATTATTAGCTGCTCCATATCCTGATACACCACCTAAAGCACCAAAAAATCCACCCCAACCAGCTCCTAAACCAATACCACCACCATAATAATAGGTAGCAGAGGCAGGAACACCTTGATAAAATACTCGTTTGATTTCTAAATTGCTTCCTGAAATGCCGTTTTGTCTAGCCCATTCATCTAAATCATAGTCCTGGATGGAGGCAGTTAAAATAACTGAACCTGAGTACCAGTTAGTGTTTCCACCAGTTCCTGCTTCTTCTCCGTATTGTTCTGAAATACGGATAATATTACCCATGTTTGGAGTAATTTGGGTATTGTTTAAAACTGGAGTGGTAATGGGTAAACCTTCCAAGTTGAGCATGTTTTCTCTAACTTGGTAAGCATATAATTCATTACCATAAACTGTTACGGCTTGTTCAAATGCTGTGTAAAAATTAGTATCTTGTAATTCAACGTTTTCAATAGGCCAACCTAAACGTCTAGCACAAAAATTAGCTACTTTAAGAGCATCTTGTTGGAATTGTAAATCATTATTATAAAACCCAAAAGGTACATATGTGGGGTTCCATACAGGATTACCATCGTATATAGGAATATTTGCCATGATTTATTAAGTTGTAGCTATAAAATATTCAACTTGAGCGGCTGCTCCTGAAGGAATTATAGAGATAGAATGTATATTATCTAAAGTAAAATCTGAAGTAGAAAGGCTACCAGTTGTTTGATTTGTAGATAATATAAATGAACTTCCAGAAGATACTAAAAAAGAAAGACTTGTAGAAGAAGACACATATAATTGAATAGGAACTACAGAAAGATTTGATATTCTTCCATATTGAAAGCTACTTGTTACAAACTGACCAGCACCCGGTACATTACTTAATTTAAATATTTCGGTAATTGAACCTGAAGGGCAATTTAAATTTCGAGTATCTATATAATTAATACTTGAAATTATTTGATTATAGGATTCTGCCTGGGTTTGCCCATTTAAAGTAATAGTTTCAGTGATATTTACTGTTAAGTCTGCCATTGCCTTTTCGTTATAAATATGTGAAAAGGGTTAATTCTTCCTCCCGTTTGAACCTGAGGTGTTTAGTGATATACCTTGGTCTACTGCTTCCTCATAGTAGCTGATTAGATCCTCTACAATTGGGTGGCGATGGTTTGTCTTAAGAGATATAGCACATAGATCCTTTATCTTTTTAGCTCCAGTGTAAAGAAATCTAAAACCAGAATCGCGTTTTGCTTTTAAATCAACTTGGGCATCATCTCCACAAATAATCATTTTTGAACGTAAACCTAAACGGGTTACAATCATTTCCATTTGTTCATGTGTTACGTTTTGGGCTTCGTCTACAATTACTACTGAATCAAGAAATGTACGTCCTCGCATAAAGCTTAAAGGTACTATCTCGATCTGCCCATTAGATATGAGTTGTTCCACTTTAACCTTGTCATATAACGCGTACATGTTCTGGTATATCGGCTGCACCCACGGGTCCATTTTCTCGCGTAAATCACCGGGAAGAAAACCTATTTCCTCTTTTGATACTGTGGGTCTAGTGATGATGACTTTTTCAGCTTCTTTCATAAATAGCTTCTCTAGTGCTATTTGACATGCTAAAAATGTTTTACCTGATCCGGCTGAACCGGCTAATAACGTAACTGTATGTTGTAATATTTTTGCTTTAGCTTCTTTCTGTTCTGGGTTTAATTCTGTTTTAAACTTAATTGGGGTTTTGGGTTTGCGCTTTTCCTGGAAGATTGGATCTTCGTGATGGTGTGAAGCCATAAATTAATTAATAAGTGAAACAAATTATTATCGTGTATACATATAAAAAAAGAGCCCCGCTTTCGCGGGGCTCCTTATTTAATTCTAGGTTATTCTAGATTAAAGGCTGTTAAGGCCAGAAACGTAGATCTTACCATAGAATTCAGGACGAAGCATCTTCTTAGCGTAACGAGTCAAGAGACCTTTTCTTGGAGTGAAGGTTTCTGGATCGTAGATAAGAGGAGTCATGATCAACGGAATGTAAGGAGCAAACACAGCACCAGCTTCCAAGAACTGAGTACCACGGAATCCCATAAGGATTGTGTTTTCAGTCATGTAAGGGTTTTTGTAAACTGTGTAGCGGCTGTTCAATTGACCGGCTTTCTGTACACCAAATGCATACTCCATCTTGTCGGCAGAACCATCGCTGTTAGAAGCGAATCCTGGGATTGACTCGATTACAGTAGCAACTGTTGGAGAACATACTAAGAAGTTTGCACCACCACGTAGGGTTAATTGGTGAATCTTGTTAGAAAGTTTCTGCATCTTAGTACCAAGAGTTTGGAACCACTGGCCTTGAGTGTTGAAGAAACCTGTCTGTGAAGTTGAATCTGGGAATGCGAATCCGTTTGCAGAAGCATTGTAAACACCGTTGTTTAATACAGTCCAGTATTCAGTACCAGCAGCTGCGTCTTCGATCAACATGTCTAGGATTTCGAGGTCGATTTCAAGAGAGATGTACTCACTCATGATGTTAGTAACCTCGGCTTCAGCGTCAAGAGCTTGGTAAGCATTCAAGTCTTGAGCGAATTCAGGTGTCCAAACTGCCTTTAGCTTCTTAGTCTTAGCTACGATAGCTTGAGATTGCATTTGGATGTTGATTTCTGGGATCACGATCTCAGTTGCGCTTTCAGCGTTAGGAACTGCGAATGCGTTTCCAGCTTCGAAATCACCTACGTTGTATGGGCTCATTTGAGTAGCCTTGTTGTAGAATACAGTAGCAAAAGTTCCAGCGTTTGAAGGATCTAATGTAGAAGAAGCTGTTACGTAGAAAGAAATTGTGCTGTTAGTGTAGTTGTAAGTAGTAAAGTTAGGAAGCAACGAAGAATTAGTAGCTAACGAACCTGTGGTAATAACAAATCCACGAACTGCGTCAGGATCAAAAGCAGTTAATCGAGCTGTAGGAACTATAATCTCGTATACTTGACCAGCAGCAACTGAAGCTGACAAATCAGAATCATAGTTCAAATCAGCCCAAGTAGCATCAGCTATAGAACCAGTACCAGTAGCAACAGTTGGTAGAGTACCACCGTTCTCTGAACCTGTTAAAGGAACTGAAGCAGAGAATTGGTTAGTTGAGTATGTAAATCTACCAGCACCATAAAGACCACCGTTGTTGTTCTCGCCTAAGTTATTAGGGTTAGTTGAGAATGGGTAGTTACCAGTAGCTGAACCAGTGTTACCATAAAGTGACTGACCAGATGTAAATGGATTCTTAGTAGTTCCGTATTGGAAATCTAGGAAGAATACAAGACCAGAAGGAAGGTTCATTGGCTGAACAGAAACGAATTCCTTAGCAGCGATTTGTCCGAAGACCTTACGTACCAAAGGAAGAGCGATACCTGCCCATTCAGCACCTGTACCTACTGAGAAGTTACCGTAGCCTGAACCACCACCAACTGATGATTGTTCTACTACAAGTTGTTTTGCTTGGTTTTCGAGGATAAGAGACATGTTGTTCTTGTCGGTTTCTGAACGAAGACCCTCAAGAAGACCTGTCTTTTCCCACTTGGACGCTAAACGAGCAGCGTCAGACTGCATATTCTTCCATCCAGAAGAGGCAGACTCAAGAAGTTGTTGTACTTGTGACATTGTCTAAATTATTTTTTAAGTTAATTATTTTTTAATTCCTGCAAGAACTTGCCATCTTGCAAATTGATCATTTACCTCAAGAATTGGTTTCTTTTCTGGAGCAATTCCTGCTGCTTTAGAGGCCATACCTCTTACTGATTCATTTATCGCTGGTTTAGTTTCCTTAACTGTAGATAATGTTTCGTAAATAAGTTTTGCGTCTTTTACAGAGGCAGCTTTATCAAAAGCTTCCAATACCTTTACTTTTTGACTTTCAGTTAAATTCTTAGCTCTGAAAATCTTGTTTGTGTAAAGAAGTTTAGCGTTTAGAAGTTTTACTTCTGAAAGAGTTGAAGCGAGTTCTTCAAGTTCTTGTCTCATTTTACCCATTTCTTCTTCTTTCATACCACCTGAAGCACCACCACCAATGCCACGTAAGAAGTTTAGGACTTTCTTAGCTTTATCGCTGGTTTCAGCTTTTTTCTCTAGAGCGCTCATTAAAGCAGCTCCACCACCTGCAGTACCTAGAAGACCAGCAATGGTTCCGATGATGATAGTAATTGGATCTACCACTTCGTTCATTTCATCTTCTTCTTCTTTTAGAAGTTCACCTTTTTCTTTAGCAGTTGATTTACGAGGTTTGTCTTTTGGATTCTTACCGTAGTAAGCTCTTTCAGTTACCATTTCCTCTTCATCTTCCATATCGATGTCGATGTCTTCTTCGTCTTCTTCGTCTTCGAATTTTTCACCGGCTTCGAGCTCACCAGCTCTAACCATGTCTTCGATTACGTCCTCAATTAAGTCCTTGAGTTCTTCTTCAGTCATGTCTTCAAGGTCGATTTCTTCGTCGCCCTCTTCACCTTCTTCTCCCTCTTCAGAGTCCATTTCCATTTCCTCTTCTTCGGCTTCGTTTAAGGTTTCTTCCATGTCTTCTTTTTCTCTCATTTCCTCATCGAGTTCGGCTAGGAGTTCTTCAAGATCCAATTCTTCTTCCATGTTTTTGTCACGCATTTTTTCGGTTTCGAGCTCTTCAGCATCATCACCTCTTAAACCACGTCTCATCACTGGATTAGACATTTTTTCTTCTAAGTCCTCACCGTAGTTCTCATCAGTCATCTCTTCGTACATATCATCCTCTTCTTCCATTTCCATTTCAGCTAATTTAGCTGCAAATTTCTCTTGCAAGTAAGGAGTAAATGCTTCCTCGAGAGCTGCTTTGGCATTTGCGATAGCTGCTTCTTTAACAGATTTAGCATCAGCAATAGCCTCTTTCAATAGGTCTCTACTGTTTGACATTTTCCTCAAAATTTAGTTTGTGGGGTACGGTTATTATCTTTCTGAACCGCAATAAGTGTTATACAAATCCCAATGTTATATAAAAGATAACATACTAGGGTCAGTGATACATATATAGAGATTTATCAAAAATCAAAAAAAGAAACCCCTACATTTCTGTAGGGGTTTGCCCGAGGATACTATCCAAGGGGGGGCTTTCCTAAGGTAGCATCTTAGATTATATGATAGGACAAGTACCTTTAGAGCAAAGAATTTCTGTTAAAATGCTACTTACCTTTGCGTATCTATTTATTTGATTATATTCTTTTCCTTCTTTAACCAAGTGCATAAATGAACCTGGGTTAGATGGGGTTGAAACAAAATCCCAACATAGTAATTCAAAATCGTCTTGTACCTCCATCATACCTTCTCCCATTGGCTTAAGTGAACCCATACCACGAGAAGATACACCTACTTGGACATTATTATCGATAAGTGCTTTTAAAATATTGCCGGATACTGTTGGTAAAATCTCGATTTTACCTACGACATGATCGCCATCCCACCATATGTCACGAATAATGTGACATACGTTTTTTAAGTTAATTATAGACGAATCTGGATGGTCTAGTTCACCTGTGGCTCTGTTTTGTTTAACCACATCCATGTACTTGTCAATTTCTCTTTGCCATAAGTCTTTAGCATAGTATCTGCCGTTTCCGTTTTTTACTTGTGCTGTAGCTAAGATACCTTCAACAATAGGATTTCCAGCTGGAGATTTAATACCTTCAGTTAGCTGAACAGGATTAACCTGGAACGATTGGGTTTCAATTAAAACTTGTTTCATTATTTTTTAGGTAAGTCGCCGTATCCGCTTGCTTTATATTTTCCTTTAGCAGGAATAGTTTCTCCCAAACCAGCTGCATCTTTTGTGTATCCAATTCCTTTAATACCAAATGCAGCATTTTCTACATAGTATGTAGGAGTTTTAGCTAAATTCTTTCTTACAATTTCCTTTAATTGGTCGATAGTTTTATCAACATTTTTAGGATCTTTCATTTCAGCGTAGTATCCTTTTAGGAACTCTTCACCGTAAATGTTATCAATTAATTCTTTATTAGTATAGTCTAAACCAGTTTCTTTTTGGCTAGTTTCTACTTCTTTAGACATATTTTTTTCAACAGCTTTAGTACTTTGAACACCCATAGGTTTGGGTGGTTTAATAGGATTTTCCTGTTGTGAAGCATATGTTGGACCTACACCACCAGCTACTGTATATTCTTCATTTACGTAATTATTGAAGGCCTTAAATGGATCAAAAGCACGTTGTGATGAAACTCCACCACCTACAATTACCTCACTTAAAATACCTCTTTGTTTTAAGATAGTTGTAGCTTCACCATATGAGGCAAAGTTTGTAATGTACTCTGGAAATAATCTACGAGCGGATTTTAGGAACATATCTTTATGTCCTTTACCTTCTTGGATTAAATTGAATTGTTCTTGTAGAGTTTTCATGTTATTTATTTAATAATTCTTCAATATCGTTTAAATAATCCATAATCAAATCTGTAGGTTTTACTACAGCATAAGATTCGGGTTTTTCTTTATAATAAGCTATTGTTTCGTCTTTTGCTCTATCAATAGCAGGATATAGGCTATTTAATCTTGATTCGATAGCTTTAAAAGCATCAATACGTTGATTTTGGAACTCTATTCTTTTAGGATCCGCCTCGTTTAATCTAGATTTTAACTTGTACTTATACATACCTATAAATATTATTCTTTCCCCCAGAGATATTTAGTGTCTATAGCCTTAGATTGGGCAGCTAATTTTTTACTATCAACAGGTTTAAAACCAAAGTTTTTAGTATAATAATTATTTTTTACACCTGTAGCTCCTGCTTTAGGTCCTTTACCTAAAGAAGCACCAGGATTAGCTTCACCTAATTTTTTCATTTTAGGAGCTAATTTATAGGCAAATGGAGTAGCATATTGACCACCAGTTCCAGTTGAGAATGAGCCTGCTCCTGCTCCACCACCTGTACCAGACATTTCAAATAATCCTTTAATTTTCTGGTATTCAGTTGGATAATTTTTTCTCATATGAGTTCTAAGAGTATTTCTTAGAAGTCTAAATTCATTATAAATTTCTCCAAACTTAGGATCCTTAATTATTTCAGGATCTGTAGCAATTGTTCTGAGTGTGTCTAAAGCCCGGTTAATATCCTTTAAAAGGGTTTCAAAATCAGGAACGTATACTACATCAGATTCAAAATTTTCCTCACCACCTGGGGTTGGTTTAAGGATGAATTTTCTTCCTCTGGCTACTTCTTTGATTTTATTTGATAGTTTGTCCATTGGCTGATTTTAGTTCTTCTACGAGTTCGCAGTATTGAAGTAAGTCAACTATATTTTCGTTTCTAATAGGATGATTTTTTTCTATCTCAACGATAAGAGGTAATACCTCATGTAGTTTAATTTGTACAGCCTTGTCTGTTATAGTTTTGTTAATAGTAGCTAACTCTTCTTTAAGTTGCTTGATTCTATTATTATAAAATGTTCTTAGTTTTGGTGTTGAATCAACTGAAGTGATAAATTCTTTAAGTACTTCTTTTTGTGATTCGTATAGACCTGAATACTTACCATTGAATTTCTCTAGTAAGATTTTGTAGGTAAGAAGTCTTACATCCTTATCGTATGTTTGGAACTCCTGTAAAACTTCATCTTTTGTCTTTTCTTCTTTAACTATTGAAGTAGATAAGTGCTCTAATAGAGTAAACTTATTCTCAATCAATTGAGTTGGGTTAACTGTATCAGTTGTATGTTCAGCCTCAATTAAAGTATATAAAGCAGCAAATGGCTTATAGCTAACTAATTTAGTTTTAAAGAACTCATCTAGATCGTAATGTTCCTTAATCTCATTGATTAGGTTATACTTTTGTCTACGTAAAGAAGATCTATTTAGTTTTTTAGATGACTCTAAAATAGTTTGAATTAAAATATTTGCTTTAGATTCGTTTACTTTATTAGTCTTACTTAGAGTTTCATATAGTTTTAACTCTTTACCTAATTCACTTTTTACAAAATACTTCTTAATAATATTTAATGCGGGAGATTGCCCTCCATTAAGAGTATCAGACGTTACTTGGCGAACAAGTAATTCGAATAGGATTCCGGTATTTTTATATTTCGAATGTTTAATATTCATTCCTATTAGGATTTATTATAAATATATTAAGATATTTAATCAGTCAAATTAGACTCATCTAATAACGATTCTTTAACTTTATCTTTTTGGAAAACTAATTGTTTATCTAAAGACTCTAGTAATGTTTTATTTCTAGCATAGTTAGTTTGAGCTGTCTCTAGTGCTAAAGGTGAACCACCTTTAAAATTAGTTTTAATAGATACTTCAGTATCATCTACTTTCATATCTTTTCTACCTAAACGATCACGTCCAAAAGCATTATCTTGGGTGTTTGTATTAGTTGCTTTTTCTTTGGGGCGACCCAATTCTTTTTTCTCATCGTATCCATCAGGTACTGAGTTGTCTTGGTATCTTTCTCTACCGTAAAGTGAAGCTAAATCATGTGGTGTTCCATATGAACGACCGGTTTCAACTGGGTCGTTACCTTCTTCGGCAATTTGAGTAGTTCTAAAGGCACGTTTTTGGTCTTGAATAATCAAATCTCTATACTCATCGTATTGATCCTGGCTAAACTGGAATACATTATCGTAAATCCAATCAGTTGGAATAATTTTAGTATCAAGCATTTGCTTGGCTAATTCAACCTTTTGGGTCAATAGAGCAATTTTTTCCTGTTCAGCAATGATTGAAGGAGTAGTTAATCTAAGTTCAAAGTTTGTTAACTCTTCTCCATCGTACCCCTGTGTGTAAAGGTGTACTAGAGCAATCTTGTAAAGTTCAGAAATAAAGATTCTCTGAATACGATCAATTGTACGAGCAAAACGAATATCTTCAGCTGCTAATGTAGCTTTACCAGTTAAGTCTTTCTCGTAACCCATAAATGCTTTAGGCACTTTAAGGGCGGCAAATAATTTATCTCTTAGGTAAGCTACGTCTTCGATACCATTGTATTCTAGACCTTTTGTAGTATCGATTTTGGTTGTTTGGTCGTTTCCTCTTACTGGGATATAGAAATCCTCTAGTAAGTTTTGCATGTTGTATTTTTGGTTATATTCACCTGTTTTTTCATCCATCAATGGAGTTTTCTTCATTGTTTGGATAGTTTTTTGCATAAATGCATCAACTTCTTGTGGTGGGATATTACCTACGTTAATGTAGAAAATACGTTTTTCTGGGGCGCGAGCAATTCTGTGAATAAGCATCGCGTCTTCCATCAACACATATTGTTTAAATAGACGACGAGCTGGTTCAAGATATGAACGACCATAAGGAAGATAGTTAACATCCGTTAACAAACGGAAGTGAGCCATCTCATAGTTATCAAATGCTATTTGATTATCTGTAGGTTTAGTGTTTGGTGTAGCATAGTAACCTGATCCCCCTGTATAGTAACCATCAGGTGAGTATAAGAATTGGACTTTGGCTGGGTTTTCCATGTCAAAGTTTTCGCGTCTTTGGATGTGATATGCTGTATAAGGAATAACGTTATATACACCAAACTTTTCCGCGATTTCTAGTTTTAAGAAAAAATCACCATACTTACACATTTGACGAACCCAAGACCATAGGTTGAATTCAATGTTAAGTACATCGTAGAATAGATTGTAAAGAATTTTTTGAATATCATCATTGCTACTTCTAATTTGAAGTACCTCATTCATATCATTTTTTAGAGTACATTCGTCAGCTATAATATCAAGTGCAGAAGCTACAATAGCGTCTGTATCCATTGTATCATAGTCACTATATAAGTAAGTTCTAAGATATTGGTATTGTAGGTTAAATTGCTGGCCTAAAAGAGATGTAGCAGCTGGGTTGGTATAGATTTTACCAAACCTATCTACTAGTGAGTTGGTTTGAAATTCACCACTAGTTTGGATATGATCTGTATCAACTACTTTAAGTTGGCTGCCCCCTTCATTTCTGATGACTACATCAGTTGAAAAGAGTCTTCTTAATCTTGAAAATATGCTAGTATCAGCCATTGTTTAAATTATTGTTATAAATATCAAAGAAGCCAACGGAGGTCTTCCTGTTGATCTCCTATTTTTTGTGAATAAGGATTTTGAACCATATTGCCAGAATATACTCCTCCTTGTGTTTTTGTCATTCCACCTAAAGCGGCACGAGTCATGTCTAGACCTTGTTGTTGGAATTTGAGTGAGGTGTCTCTTAAGAACATTCCAATACCAAATGACATTACAAGGTCATCGTTGTAGCCCAATTGTGCTTCGGGTCTACCGTTTCTCCAAATGAATACTTTCATTTCTTCAAGTAAACGTTTAGAGCGGATGATTACACTCTTGTCGCCAACATATTCTCTAAATTTGTTTACTACTAGAGGACGTGTTTTCATAGACATTGTGAAACCTGGGGTCATGTTGCTGCTAAATTCATATCGGTTAAAATACGACTCAGCTGTTAATTGGTCACTCTTAGGTGAATAATAGAAGTTTTGGTAGTTACGTTCCATTATAGTTTCGATAGTTGCCCACCCCACTGAAGCATTTTCTACTACAAGTAGAGCATTGTTGTATTCGGAGGCTAGACCAACTAAAAAGTGTCCAAATTCTTTTGGAGACAATTGTCCTTTATATTCTGCTACTTGGGTGTTTGTTTCAACATCCATTACATGCGCTGCAGAGAAGTCCTTCCCATCACCGCGCGCAACGTCTGCTACCACCATGTAATCACGGGAATAGGACGCGTTTTCCCATATCCATAGATTTTTATCTACGCCTCGTCTCTCAACGGGTTCCTGAATAGTGGTTTGAGTGATAAATTCAATCCATTCTGAATAGAAAACAGTATCACCCGAGGTGCTAAAGTCACAGTCACATTCTTGTGCTGCTGCTCTAGGATCACCTAGTAATTCGTCTTGTTTTTTTCTCCACTCCTCATTTCTCTCCGGGTGGACATACCATGGTAACTTGATAGGTAAAAAGTCGTTCTCTGCTGCTTCCGCCCTCACCCATGTCTGGTGAAACCAGTTTCCAGTTCCATACGGTGTTGAAAGTACTATTGCTCCACCACCTGTGGCAAGTGTTTGTTGTGCTGATGCCCATGTTTCTGCTACGTTATCGATAAAGGCAGCTTCGTCAATTACCAGCAAAGATACTGCTTCTGAACGTGCTGCGTCACTATTTGATGATTTTGCTTTGATTTGTGATCCGTTTGCTAGTTTTAAACTTAAACGGTTGTTTTCTATTTCTTTTTCTTTCAGCCAGGAAGGTAAGTTATCGTACATAAAACGAACCTTGGTAACCATGTTCTTGGCTGTTTCCTGGGTTGTTGCGAGACACAACACGTTTTTGTCTTTATGGAAAGTCATTAACCATAAAGAATAACTTGCTGCTAGAGTTGAGATACCTAGCTGGCGAGATTTTAAAACGATAGAATATGGGTTGTCTCTCCACAAGTGGAGTACCTTTTCTTGGAATGGGTAAAGATTGAATGTAATCCTACCACGTTGTGGGTGCTGAATATAACAGTACTTTTTCATAAAGTGGCCAGGGTCCTGAGCGCACTTTATATATTCTTGTTGAATTATTTTTCTTAAGTCCGGATTACTCATAATATTATAATAGAAGAAGTATGGCTACGCCTACCACCCCTGTACCAAAACCAATAGCTGCCCCACTCCAGAATTTGGAAGTTTTTTCTCGTTTGAGGGCTTGGATTTCATCGTTTTTTAATCGTATTTGTAAATCTTTCTCTTTAACTACACCTTGACAATCATTTAGACGACCAGCAGTATTTTCATATTCCTGTTCTCTAATTGACGCCAATTTACGAAGGTTTTCGATGTCACGCAAGTAACTTTGCTTTTCTTTTTGACAAAAGTCACCTGTTTCTAGATCCACCATGATTTGGCGAACCATAGATTCTGGGAAGCAGATAAGAGTATCGCCGTTAACGACTGTAACGCTCTGTGAAATAGCCGGGAAGCTCAGCAGTAGAAAGCTTACCAAGCTCAGAAATCTTTTTATCGTATTCATTTTTAGCTTTTTTACGTCGTTTTTCCTCTTTGTCTAGCTCTACCAGAATGGAATCAGCTTGTGCACGTAATCTAACATTAACCAAAGCCAGAGAATCAGAGTGTGTCTCTAGATCTTTTATCTTTGCTTCGCTTTCGATTCGTTGTTGGTTAAGTTGCTTTTTAAATGCTCTTTTATATGTGTTAGGTACAAAGAACATTTGAAAAAGAACAACCCCCAGCAACGTAAATATTACCGCTAGCTGGGGGTTGGTTTTAATCCAATTAAACATTATTTCAATTTTGCAATGGCAGCGTCTATTGAAGGTTTAGCTTTTGCCCATTCAGCGGCATATTTTTCTTTATCAAGTACGCGGTTTGCATTGTCTACAATACCTTTGTCTTTTAAACCTTTCAAGAATGCTTTAACCATCTTGGTTTTTTCTTGTTGTCTTAGTTGAGAGACTTTGCTTTTCTCAACTTTACCACCTGACTTAGCAAGTGATCTCAATTCAGCATCAGATGGGCCTTCCTTATCGTCTGCGTAATATTTTCTTTCATCACCCATTTTGAATGTCTTTTGAGATGCTTTTTTAGCAGCAGCAGACATTTTTGGAGTAGCTGATTTAGGACGACCACGCATTCCTGGCTCTTTTGGTTCTTTAGCAGGTTTGTTTGGATCTGCTTTACGGCCGCGTTGACCAACTTCTCTTTCGCCTCTTACAAGGTCGATAAATTTATTAAGTTGGTTATCAAACAAATCATCATCTGGACCTAGAGCTGATTGAACAGCATCGTCTGCTTTAATAGCTTTACGAACGTCTTTCTTTTCAGCGTCTTTATTTTTAGCGATTACTTTTTCAATAGCTGCTTTTAAATCGCCTGCGATTTTAGCCATTTCCATAAGTGACTCGTCTTCAGCTACTACTTTAACGGTATCACCTGGTTTTAGTCTATCTTTAATTTTATCAACCTCACCAGGTTTAGATTGGAATTCAGCCTCGTTAAGTTCGCTGACGATCATCTCGCGAATAGCTGACTTTAATTCAGATATTTTCATTTCTAAAATATTAATATGTTTTGATATAAATATTATAGAGAAAGTACCTCTTTCAATTGTTTGATACGTTCTTCAGTAGTTCCCGAGAGAATGTGAAAATTCTTCATTCTGAATTTATTACTATTAATAATGTTGCGAATAGTGAAATCAATCAAATCACGATATTCAAGATTTGTTTCACGAACACCATTATCTTCCATTTTAACTCCAAAAGGATCTATATAAAAAATATAATCGTATTCTGGGATTAGTCGTTTGGCTAATGTAGCAAAGTCTTCTTTATCTAGAAAATCCATAGATTTGGAAGCACTAGCAAATGCCATAACATCAATAATAGTACGATCTGTAATAATATTCTCGAACATCAATTCGCTAGCTCGTTCAGCCAAAAACACACATTGACCTTTCAATGTTGAATCTGTGTTTAGAGGAATACCTAGCTCCTTCAAATATTTTGAACGTTCTGTTCTAAAATTGTACCCTTTGAATTCAGGTAGTTTTTTCAATGTATTTACAAGTGTAGTTTTACCTACAGACATAGTACCACAAAAACCTATTTTCATACTCTTCCGTAATTATCTTCTAGTCTAACAATATCATCTTCTCCAAAATATGTTCCGGTTTGGATTTCGATAAAGATACAATCTTCATCTCCGGTATTCCAAATACGATGTTTAGCTCCTCGAGGAATGAAAATGGCTTCCCCAGCTTCTCGATCCATATCGTAATCATCGATTGTGATTGTTGCTTCGCCCTGAATGATTACCCAGCGTTCTGCTCGGTACTCGTGGTATTGATACGAGAGTTTCTCTCCAGGTTTTACAACGATTTCTTTGACTTTACATTTTGGGGTTTCGTGCAACACAGTAAACTTACCCCAGGGACGTTCTTCAGTATACTTCATATTAGAAACGAGTGGTTCCACGCATTGAAGGATTTTTATACCATGGCAAACCTTCACGATCTTTCAAGGTGTTTTTCCATTCATCTTTTGTTAGTTTATTACCATACAAGTAATATTCTTCTGTGTGTTCTGAATCGTCAGTGAATGGTTGAATTGCGGGACCTTCCCAGTTGTGATATTTCCATGCTTCTTGACCTTGTTCACGGAACAAATAGTGCTTTGCACCTTTGTTGGTCATGATTCTTTCTTCGTAGATTCTTTCCTTTTTTGCCATGTTTTTATTTTGATATAAATGTACGAAAATATTCGTTTAAAGTCAAATTTGAATATTAGGAATGGATTGGGTGGTCATGATTCAAGTTTTGAATTTATATATCGTTCTACCTCTATTGTTAATATATCGTATTTAGTATTTAATTTTTTATTAAAATATTTTATCATTTCATACTTAGGAAAATCAATACTATACTCTATTTTTTCCTTAGTTATAATATCATCAATATATTGTTTAACATCATCATTTAAAGGTAAAGCTGCTTCAGTATAATTAACAAATTTTTTACCTCTTCTTACTTTATCTGATACTTTTATAAAGGGATATTGATCAATCAAATTTTTTATAAAGTTTGGATTGTGTATAAATCCCTCTGTAGGATTTATTCTTACTTCTATTATATAATCTATAATATTCTTAATATCTCCTTGTATTATTTCTTCCATTTCATCTTCAGATTCTTTATAATCAGGATAGTTAGAGTAATAATTATATGGAATAATTTTATATTTATTAGATAATTTATTCCCATCTATAGATATTCTAACAGTTTTAGTACCTGATCCTCCTACTCCCCCTATATCTCCTAATTTATCTCTAGTTAGAGATACTGTTGGTGGTTTGTCTTTTTCAAATTTGTTACTTGCCTTTAATGTGTTTGTTTTTAAAATATCAAGTAATGCGGAGAAATTTGTAAAGTGATACAATGTACCTACTTGCTTTGCTTCGTTTAATATGTCTATTAATTTTATCATAATAATAAATATAGGGTGTATACTATGTTTATTATAAATACTATGAATGGATTGGGTGATCATGGAAATCTGGGTACAGATCTGGGTGGTGGTAGTAGTTGAGTAGATCCTCTGCTACGTAAATTGCTTGTGCTCCCGAAACTGTAATACCACGAGCCGACAAAGCATCTCCTACAAAGTGTACATTTGGGAACTTGGTTAGAGACAAGTTACGATAGTTTACAAGTGGTTCAGGTGAAAGATATTTCACCTCTGGGATGTAAATTCCCCAATCGTCTTGTAGTGTTGGGAATACTTTTTTCATGTCCTCGATAAAGTCCATAATGTAGGTCCAATATTCACCCATTACATTTTCTACTCCATTCAAATTATCAATTTGGAAAGATGTAACATTGTTTCCTTCTGCTGTAGTGGATGGAACTCGAGTTGGTGAGTAATACAAACCAGTACCATTGAATTGAAGCTTATTCACTACATCACGTGACCAAGTAAATGGATCTTCAATACCATTGATTTCCATCAAAATACCAAAATTGGTCATGTCGTTTCGATAACGCATATCTTTTTTAGCGTGACCATTATAGGTGTGGTCACCATATGTTTCTTCTACAGCAACATAAGCGGCATTATTGTTTGTACAGAATGAGCGAAGTGAAACACCTTTATCTTCAAATTTACGATACAACTTAAAGTCGTATGAAACATCAATTAGTTTCTGGAAGTGTTTTTGGGGTGCTTCAAAACGTACTCCAATTTGAACTGATTTAGGTTCGTCTGGGAGTTCATATTTGTTGGCTAATTCTTGAGCAAAATCAATACCTGATTTGCCTACACCAAAAATAAGTTCATCATAAAACATATTATCGTTATCCATATTTGCGAATTCAGGTTTAACTGATTTCATGATAACTTCGTTGTGTCTAAAATTAATGTTAGATACTTTAGTCTCCCAATGGAATTGTACACCTTTAGATACTAAGTAATCGTACCAATTCTTTCCAATTTCAGATAGATAATCTGTACCTACGTGCCATACAGGAAACAAACGCAAACCAAAGTATGGTTTAATAAAATCTGGTTCTGCTTCAGGATTTGAACATTGTACTTCTTCTGGTTTAGGATGGAAACGCTTAAAATTGGTAATAACTTGATCCATCAATTCCATTGCTTTTTCCTCACCACAATACTTTGACAATTGACCTCCAATTGCAGTGTGGTAAGTAAGTTTACCATCAGACCAACCACCTGCACCTAAGAAACCTGTCATTACTTCTTCAGGTTTACGTTTGTATGGGTCTTTACCCATATCGATGATGGTGATGTATTCACCTGGGTAGCCGTTGTCTACAAGTTTAGTAGCAGCATTGACACCTGCTACACCAGCACCTACGATTACGATTAATTTTTCCTTCATGTTTCTGTTTCTTGTTACACATTAATATACAAAAAAAATATGGCGCCTCCAAATTTGGGGACGCCACAGCTGTCATAAGTTTTTTAAAGCGACTGGCTATGAATCAGTCTAAATGTATTTTGACTTTAAGTGGTCCTGTTCCTTTTATGGTTCGGTGCCACATATGTCGGGGTATAAATATAGGGCCTTTTATTTGAGATGGCAACTGATCGTCTAATTGGATTAACCAGTCTGTTTCTCCTAGAATCTCAATTGTTCTATCTTCATCATCTCGGTGCCACATTAACTCTATTGGATCAATGTTTTCGGTAAATTCTCGGATGATGTATTTGTCTGTAACTTCTAGATCGGTGTAGGGGGTCATTGAATTTCGTAAGGAATATTTTTTTCTTGAATTTTTTTGATTAAAGAATCAAAATATGTGTAAGAATATTCATCTTCATCATTTATTATAACTTTTATATTTGTTATATAATTTATAGGAAGTCCATCTTTTTTAGTT